GACGATGACAATTATATTTCCGCCGATCACATTCAAAATTGCATTGATGCCATAAAGGCAGGTAATCAGTGGTCATATTCTTTTAGGAATATTGTAAATAAAAATCAAGAATTTCTTTGTGAAGATAATTGCGAAAGTTTAGGAAAATGGGCAAGTATCCTTCACCCAGAAGATTTCTTTATTGATGTTAATTGTTATTTTTTACCAAAATTATTAGCTGTGGCTATGTCACCCGTTTGGTGGCGTAAGTTCAGAGAACCAGGACAAGCAGAAATTGATCGTGCGATGATCCATGTTCTTAAACAAATGGCTCCTAAATTCGATACTACATATAAGTACACAGTAAATTATACTGTTGGAAATTCTCAACTATCAGTACAGCCTGAATTCTTTCAACGAGGTAATGCTGAAATGATGAGGAGATATAATAATAATCTTCCTTGGAGTAAATGAAATTAACTATGAGTAAAATAATAATAACAGGAGTTGCTGGTTTATTGGGATCAAGACTTGCTGACTGGATTGTTGATAACGTTCCAGGAACTGAGATAATTGGAATAGACGATCTCAGTGGTGGCTATATCGATAATGTGAATCCCAAAGTACAGTTTCATAAACTTAACTTGGTAAAAGACGAATTTGATCATTTAATTGAAGGTTCTGACTACGTTTTCCATTTTGCAGCATATGCTGCAGAGGGATTATCGCCATTCATTCGCCAATATAATTATGAAAATAATCTAATAGCGACAGCTAGAATTGTGAATAGTTGTATACGACACAATCCAAAAAGATTGATATTCACATCAACTATGGCAGTTTATGGACAGGGGAATCCTCCATTCGATGAGAGAGATCAACCCAATCCAATTGATCCATATGGCATAGCAAAATTTGGTTGCGAGCGAGATATACAAATTGCTGGCGACCAACATGGTTTAGATTGGTGCATCATTCGTCCACATAATGTTTATGGAATTAATCAAAATATCTGGGATAAATATAGAAACGTTTTGGGCATTTGGATGTATCAAAATTTAAATAATGAACCAATGACAATTTTTGGCGATGGAATGCAATTACGAGCATTTAGTTATATTGATGATTGTTTAGATGGAATTTGGAAATGTGCTACTTTAGATTCATGTTCTAAACAAATAATTAATCTTGGTGGAACTAAAGAAATTTCCATTAAAGAAGCTAATGAAATTTTAAAACAGGTTATGGGTGGTGGTGAAACTATACACCTAGAACAACGTTATGAAGTTAAGTATGCGCACCCAACTTGGCAAAAATCAGTTGATCTGTTAGGATATAAAGATAAAACTTCTCTAGAAGATGGGCTTTCTCGGATGTGGGAATGGGCAAAACGCCAACCCAATAGAGAAAGATTTGTTTGGGAAAAATATGAAGTTGAAAAGGGAATTTACAGCTTCTGGAAAAATAAAACTAAAAGGTAAATATATGAAACATAATGCTTGTATGGTTTCCTTCTTTGTTGAGGGAGCCAATCCAAAAACTATCGAATTGCAAAGAGCTGTGGTTGATAAACTTAATGTCAGCAAATATCCTTTATATCAAATAAAAACAGACGCATCTCATCCTATTTCTATGGATTATTTTTGGTGCATGAATGGATTGACTGTTGATACGTTAAAACAAAAAAAAATACCTAAACAACTAGATCATGAAATAATCTTATTCTTAGATTTAGATGCTATTCCCGTAAGTGAAACAGCAATTGATTTATATGTAGAGAGAGCAGCCCAAGGACACATCGCAGCAAATGCTCAACGCTCTAATCATATTGAAAACGGTAAACATGTTTTCGCAGCACCATCCTCACTAGCACTATCAGCAGACACTTTTGTGACAATTGGCAAGCCTAGTGCCCTACAGACTAAAAGAGGTGATGTTGCTGAAGAATATACATATAAAGCAGAAGAATCAAAGATAGTTCCGATTGACTTATTCATGCCAGTAAGGTATGATAGTCCTCCGTTCAGAATGTCTTGGGAATCTGCAGATCTACCCCCATATTGGCCATTAGCTGATGGAATGCCCAATTATGGTATTGGTACAACGTATGGTGACGAAGAAAACGGTGATTTGTTCTGGCACTGTTTCCAAATTTATCAACCAGGACAACAAGAACGTTTCCACGCAAAGTGTGAATCTATTTTAGCAAATAAGGTGTAATATATGGCTAATCGAAGTGATTTTTTCAGTGCTTCTCTTCCCCGATATCTAAAAAGAATGTTAGCACTAACCAAATTTGAAAATGAACATGATCGTGGCGCTTGGAAGCGTGACATGATTCATGCACACTCAATTCACAAGGCAGCAAAAAATAAAAAGCGCGTATTTGAAGGACCAGCTGTCACTGAGTCTGATGTTGCAGAAACTGTATAAATACTAAATCAACAATTGCGGGATAGCTCAGCAGCAGAGCACTGGACTCATAATCCAGGGGTCGGGGATGCAACTTCCTCTCCCGCTACCAAATATATGAAATTTATATCAATATCAATGATCAAGGATGAGTGTGATATAATTGAATTGTTCATTAGGATCAATTCAAGAGTTATTGATCATTTCTTTATTGTTGATAATGGCAGCACAGATAATACTATAAAAATTATAGATAATCTCAAGAAAGAAGGATTTAAAATAACAGTTTATTTTGATCCAAATCCAGACTATCAACAATCTGCAATAGTCACTAGAGCATTGAAGAGTGCCACAAACTCAGTTGATTTTGATTGGGCATTTCTATTGGATGCTGATGAATTTCTCAATATACCAAAATTAGAATTAGAAAAAGAATTATCAACTATTCCTAAAAATGTTGTGCCAGCTTTGCGATGGACTCCATGGTTTCCTAAAGGTGATGTTTATTATAATTATGATAATCCACTTTGGTCTGCTTTTGAAAAGAATTCAGCTAAAGCAGATAATTTTGATCAAAAAATCATCGTATCCAAAAATATGGCAAAATATCTGACTATAGAAGTCGGAAACCATAGAGCAAACTATAATGGAAACAAAGTAAATCATCAAATTTTAAAATGTGGAGAACTGGATCACGTACCTGTACGATCTAGTTCTCAGATAGTATTGAAGATGTTTTTGGGTAGCATTAAACAAAAACTAAAAAGAAATAGAGGGATAAATGAGTCTTGGCATTGGAGTTTTGCCTCCGACTTTATAAAGAATAAAAATTATTCAATTGATGGTATTTGTTTGAGATATATTGCTATAATGTGTTATGGTGTCAATACTGGTTTTGATAATAAAATTATGAAGGTTGTTGATGAAGTTGATCATGAAGCTAAGTTAGGCTTAGAAACTGATGTTATCAAATATAAAGATTTATCTAGAGTCAATGAGAGAATAACCACATTTGCATTCATATCAACTTTAGCTGACAGGATTGGAAAATTCTAATATGATAAGTGTAATTGTACCCACAATGTGGAAAGGTAAACAATTTGAAATCATGTTACCTAAACTCATTAAACACGAAAAAGTTGGTGAGATTATTATAGTAGATAATGACACCAATGCTATACATTTTAAAATTCCCAATGACCCGAAGATAACTTATCTACCACAGAAAGAAAATATATTCTGTCATCCAGCTTGGAATCTTGGTGTGCAGGAAAGCAAATATGACAAAATTTGTTTAATGAATGATGATGTTATTTTTGATGAAAGAGTTTTTGATTTAGTTTATGATATTGTTGTTGAGAAGAATGGCATCATTGGTCCGAATGGCAACGGAGTCAAAGAATTTTATGTCAGTAGCCCATTGATGAGTGTTGGATTAGCTACAACCGAAACATTAGACTGGAATGGGTATGGCACACTAATATTTGTGCATAAGAAAAATTATCTAATGATCCCAGATGAATTCGCAATTTGGTGGGGAGATGCTTGGATTTATGACTATAATGCTGTACAGAAACGTCAAAATTATACAATAGATAATTTTTGTATATGTACTAAAATGAGAACAACTTCTAAACATTTCAACAAATCTATCATACAAAAAGAAAATGAAATACATGAAAATATATTCAAAGAGATGTACGCCAAGCATACAAAAAAACAAGGAAAGTTTTTAAGTAAACCAATTGCAAAAAAGATTTATGAATATATTGTGGAGAATTTTGAAAATGAACAATTTATCTGATTTGCGAGATGTCTTGATTAAAAAAGGCAAGAAGATTAAAGAGTTTGGTGGATGGTATCTTAAAGTTGGAAAAGACATTTGGACTATGTTAGATGGGTTCTATTACCTAAATAATGTCAAGCTAACAAAAAAAGAGCTCCAGGCTATACTCAATAAGAAATGAGATTTTTAAAAGCATTCACAGACATTAGATTATATTTGTTTCTTTCTGGTTTCTCCCTATCTTCTACTGCAGCATACTATTCAATGATAGGGTTGACTGCATTATTCAGTGGTGCATATATTCCTATTTTAATAATGGGAGGTTCGCTCGAGTTCGCCAAAATTGTAACAGCAACATGGCTCTATAAAAGCAGAGAATCAATACCTATATTCATGAGAATATATATGACTATTGCTGTTATCATATTGATGTTCATAACATCAATGGGAATCTTTGGTTTTCTATCTAAAGCACATTTAGAAAATAATGTTAATAAAACTGCTGATGTTGGTTCATTAGTTGTGGGATTACAATCTGACATTAAAGCTGATGAAAAAATTGTAACGGATGCTGATCGTCAATTGAATTTACTTGACAATACAGTTAAAGAAGATTATAATATACTGAGTAAGCAGAAAAAAGTTCGTGCGCAATTATTATCGGATAAGAAAGAAGCAGCAGCTCGCTTGAGGGAGAACAATAAGAGGTTAGCTGCAGCTGAACTACAAATTCAGAAAGTAGAGGTAGAAGTTGGTCCTCTAAAATATATTGCTGAATTGATTTATGGCGATAAAGCTGGAAATTATTTGGACAATACAGTAAGAATAGTTATACTAATGCTTGTTTTTGTCTTTGATCCGCTTGCTGTGATGCTGTTGATTGCAGCAAGTAGAAAGCCCACTCAAGTGAGCAAACGTGTTGATGGTGAAATTATGTTTAACGAAAATGATATATTAGACCTGGAGAAATAAATGAACGTTAAGATTATTAAGTTGATTACTGGTGAAGAAATTTTAGCTGAGGTTGTGAGTTCTGATGATACATCAGTGACTCTCGAGAATACAATTGCTGTGGTTCTAGCTCCATCAGATGATGGGAAGAATCTTGGATTCCGTTTTATTCCTTGGGGTACAATGGTTGATGGTGATATCACTATTGGTACTGATAAGATTATCTACTCTGAACCAGTTAAGGATGATTTGAAGAATACTTACTCTTCAATGTTCGGTGGGATTGTAACTCCACCCAAGCAACTCATTGTTTAAGGAATTACGTGTTTTATACTAATGTTGCGGTGTATGGCGACAATATCCTCTTTCGTGGAATAAAAGAAGGAAAGAGGATTCGTCAAAAGATTCGTTATAAACCAAAGTTTTTTGTCAGAAGCAACAAACCCTCTAAATGGAAAGATCTCAATAATAATCCAGTTGAAGAAATTTCATTTGATTCCATTCGAGACGCTCGAGAGTTCATAAAACAGTATGAGGGAGTCTCCAATTTTACAATCTATGGAAATACCAAATATGATTATGCATGTATTTCCGATTTATTTCCTGATGATGTAGAATGGGACATAACGCAATTATCTATTGCATATATCGACATTGAAGTAGGATCAGAAAATGGATTTCCAGAACCAATACGGGCAAATGAAGCTATTACTGCAATCACTATCGCAATCAACGGCACTTACTATGTGTTTGGTTGTGGTGATTACAATAACAATATTGAGAGTGTGGATTATATTAAATGTGAAGACGAATACGATCTTATCGAAAAGTTTATTAATCTTTGGACACTTCATTTTCCTGATATTGTTTCTGGTTGGAATATTAAATTCTTTGACTTCCCATATCTAATCAATCGCATTAATCGTCTTTATGGTGAAGAAACTTCTCTCAAATTATCTCCTTGGAATAAATTAAATGCGAGTGAGGTCACTTTCAAAGGAAAGACTCAGCAATGTTATGATATGATGGGAATTGCGATGCTCGATTATTATGAGCTGTATCGCAAGTATTCTTCCAATCCAAACCAAGAATCATTTTCACTCAATCACATTGCAAATGTTGAGCTTGGTGAGAAAAAGATTGACTATTCTGAATTTGAAAGTTTACATCAACTATATCGTTTAGATTTCCAGAAATTTATCGAGTATAATATCAAAGACGTAGAACTAGTTGAACGTCTTGAAGATAAAATCAGGTTGATTGAATTGGCATTAACTTTGGCATATGATGCTAAAGTGAACTATGATGATGTTTTCTCTCAAGTGAGAATGTGGGACACAATCACATATAATGCACTAAAGAAAAAGCATATAGTAATTCCGCCAAAGAAAAATACAAAGAAAGATGAGCAATATGCTGGTGCATTCGTTAAGGATCCAATCCTTGGAATGCATGAGTGGGTTGCGTCATTCGATTTGAATAGTCTATACCCACATCTGATTATGATGTATAATCTTTCTCCAGAAACTTTAATTGAGCCAGATAGACTCAATGACGAACTCAGAAAGTATAT